AAAAAAATGAGAGGTGGCGGCATGGCTATGAAACCAAAAAAAATGCGTGGTGGCGGTATGGCTAAAAAAATGCGTGGTGGTGGAATGGCTATGAAGAAAATGAAAAAAGGTGGTAAAGCCTAATGGCAACTTCTAGTTCCACAAATTTTGAGTTAGATGTTGCAGAATACATTGAAGAAGCTTTTGAGAGATGTGGCTTAGAAGCTAGAACAGGCTACGATTTGCAAACAGCTAGACGTTCTATGAATATCATGCTGGCAGAATGGGCAAATCGTGGCTTGAACCAATGGACTATTGAACAAAGAACACAAGCACTTACAGCCGATAGCACAGAGTATAGTTTAGGGACAGACATTATTGATGTTTTATCTGTTGTTGTAAAACGTGGAACGACTGATTTTAGTATGAGTAGAATAAGTAGAGATACTTATATAAACATACCTACTAAATCAACTACTGGAAGACCGACTCAATATTTTTTAGATAGACAAATAACACCTAATTTAAAAATATATCCTGCACCTGAAAATAGCACAGATGTGTTGGTTTATGATGCACTAACAAGAATGCAAGATGCTGATACACAAGTTAACACATTAGAAATACCATTCAGATTTTTTCCATGTTTGACTGCTGGACTAGCTTATTACATAGCAATGAAAAGAGCACCTGATAGAATACAACTGCTAAAAACAGTCTATGAAGAAGAGTTTGAAAGAGCTATGGCAGAAGATAGAGATAGATCTGCATTTCAAGTAAATCCACAACTCTCGTATTATAAGGTTGGCTAATGGCTTTTGCTAAAGGTAAATACGCTTATCGAATATCTGATAGATCTGGATTTAGGTATAGAATAAAAGATATGAGAAAAGAGTGGAATGGTTCTATTGTTGGCTATGACGAATATGAAGAAAAACATCCACAACTTACTCCACCTAGAATTAGAACAGACTTAGAGGCTATTAGAGATGCAAGACCTGATGTTAAAGATGACAATAAAAAATTTATAGTTTATACTAATACTGGACTTGGAAACCTTGGCACGTTGTTAACATCATTTAGTGCTACAGGTTCCGTTGGAACAGTAACAGTGAGTACATCATGAGTTTTACATTAACAACACTTACAGCATCAGTTCAAGAATGGACACAGAATGATGAAAGCACTTTTGTAGCAGAGATACCTTTTTTTATACAAAATGCAGAAGAGAGAATATTCAAGGTTGTTGACTTAGAATACTTTAGAAAAAATGTTACAGGTGTAATGACGAGTGGCAATAAATTTTTGCAAAAACCATCAGATTGGTTAGCTAATTTTTCTTTATCATTTGTAAACTCAAGCAGTGAAAATGTTTTTTTGCTACAAAAAGATGTTAATTATTTACAAGAATTTCACCCTAATCCTAGTAGCACGGGAACACCAAGGTTTTATGCCTCTTTTGATGTTAATAATTTTATCATAGCACCCACTCCTAATAGTAATTTTAATGTTGAAGTTCATTATTATTATAGACCAGCTTCTTTAACGACTGATGATTCTGGGTCAACATGGATTAGTACAAATGCACCAGATGCTTTGTTATATGCAACACTTATAGAAGCATATACATTCATGAAAGGTGAAAACGATTTATTACAACTTTATACAGCTCGATTTACTGAGGCGATTAGCAGATTAAAAATATATGCTGAGGCTAAAGAAAATACAGATGCTTATAGGGAGGGATTAGTAAAAGTTCCAAATCAATAAAAAGGTAGCAAAATGAAAAATAAAAGTATTGCTATTGTCGGTCTAGGCAATAGCTGTTCCGAATATATAATGGCAAAAATAAGAAGTGAAAAGTTTGATGAGGTATGGGCAATCAACTCTATCTCTGGAGTTATTTATCACGATAAGTGTTTTATGATGGATCCTCCATCAAGGTTTCTTGATACGCCAAACGCTGGTAAACAGACAAATATTATGGCAGATAGACTTAAAGTAAAATTAGGTGTTCCAATTTTCAGTTGTACTTTAGACAAAAGATGTCCAGATGTCGTTGAGTTTCCACTACAAGAGGTTCTAAAAAAAACTGGCTACGCTTATTTAAATAATACTGTTGCTTATGCAATAGCTTATGCAATAGCAGAAAAAGTAAAAGAATTACATTTGTTTGGTATAGATTTTACTCATAAGCATATTGCTTTTGCAGAAGCTGGTAGAGGATGTTGTGAATTTTGGCTGGCTTTAGCAACAACAAAAGGAATTAAAATTAATGTTGCTCATAATTCTTCGTTGTTAGACACCAACGTACCAAAAGATCAAAAACTTTATGGTTATCATAGATTAGATAATCCTCTGGTTTCAACTGTATCTGAAGGCAATTTGGTAATTACAAGAAGATCAAAATTAGAACCACCAGAGCCTTTAGATGCAACACCTAACTTAATTGGAAGAGAAGATATACCAGGTGTAACTTACGAGGAGAAAAATGATGTTTAACGTGAATGTATCACAATTAGGAAGTGTGGTTGTAAAAACCTCAGAACAAGGTGGTTTAAACAACGAACAGATAGCAGATTTAGCCGTAGAAAAAATTGCAAGCGTGTCAGAAGATGCACCTCCACATCTAAAACAACAAGCAAAATTATTTAAAGAACAACTAAAAGGAATAATCCATCATTATCTTCTCTTGGCAAGAAAGGAAGAGCGTGCTACAATTATGCAAGCCTTGCGATCAAGTGGTCACAAGGAAATGGCTGAATATATAAGGAGACTCTAATATGGCTATAGCACAAGCAATGTGTACTTCCTTCAAAAAAGAGTTACTAGAAGGTGTACACAATTTTAAAAACTCTGGTGGAGACACTTTTAAGTTAGCACTTTTCGCAGAGGGAAGTGGTGGAAAATCATCAACAACTGCAACATTAGGAGCATCAACAACTGCACTTACAACAACAGGTGAAGTTGCTTCAAGTGGAACTTATGTAACTGGTGGTTTAGCTCTAACAAGAGTAGATCCAACTACTTCTGGGACAACTGCATTTACAGATTTTGCTGATCGTAGCTTCACTACTGCAACAATTACTGCAATGGGAGCTTTAATCTATAATAGTTCTGATAGTAATAAAGCAGTTGCTGTTCTAGATTTTACATCTAATAAAACATCTACAGCAGGCACTTTTACAATTCAATTTCCAACAGCAGACGCATCAAACGCTATTATTAGAATAGCCTAACAAAAGGCTAACCAATGGCGAACATTACTGGTTGGGGTCGAGGCACATGGGGTGAAGGAGCGTGGAACGCTCCTCTAGCCGTTGAAGTTACTGGAGTTGCTGGAACTACGGCACTAGGCAGTGAGACAGTCGCTGCTGGAGCTAGTGCGGTTATTGACTTTAGAGATAGCCTCATGGCTACATCTTTCAGTCAAGAATTTGGCTTGACTGTAGATGGTTTTGTCAACGATGGACAAACAATAAATAATGGCTCAAACCTTGAAGACATCACAAACACTGAAAGAAACCAAGATATTGTTCTTGCCGCAGAAATGGATCTGCCATCTTCTTTCACCAAAGCCTCTTGTATTTGGGAAACGGGAGGCACTGGAAATGGAGCTTGGTTCGGTATATCAGAACAAAGTGGTGCTTATTTTTTAAGATTTAGAGCAGGTGATGGAACATCAGGTAACAACACTACAAGTAATAGTATTTCTATTGCTCAAGTAGCAGTCTCAACTTTACCACAATTTTTTGATGGAAATACCCACACAGTTGTTTGGGCGATAGATAGAAGTGCTGGTAAAACTGAAATATACATAGATGGACAACTTGTCGCTGAGGGACAAACATCTGACGGAAGTAATGTGACTTGGGCGGGAGGAGCTGCTGGTGCTTTCGGTGTCGCAAGTGGCACTCCAGCTGGTGGTGATTCAGATGATGGTTCTACTCAATTTCAATCTGGTGATGCTTTTACTGGAACAATTCGTAGTGATCTACGAATGTATAAAAATGAATTTATTGCCACTCAAACAAACTCAACACAAACTGGCACGTCTGTGGTTGCTGTTACTGGCAATCAAGCATCTGGACAACTTGGTGATGAGGTCACAAGACCTCAAGGTATTTTTGGCGTAACAGGTGTTCAAGGAACAACTGCATTAAACAGTGTATCAGCAGCACCTCAAACTATAATAAGCGTTACAAACGTAGCTGGAACGGGTGCTACGGGTAATGAGTCTGTTTCTGGTAGTGCAAGTTTTGCAGTTTCTGGTGTAGCTGGAACATCGGCATTAGGTAACGAAAGCACGATTGGTGATAATTTAATTGTTGTAACAGGTTCAGCAGGAACTGGTGCAGTTGGAACTGTAACAGCCTTGCCTTCAATAACAGCCTTGCCAACTGGAGTTTCTGCAACAGGTAGCATAGGTGACGTACTAGCTGCTGCTGGTGCTAAAGTAGTTGAAGATGCAATTACAGGAACTGTCAATATAGGTGATGAGGCAGTTAGTGGAGATGCTAACCTATCTGTGACTGGCTTAGTTGGAACGGGTGGCATTGATACAGATCAAACTCTTGTTACGTTTATCGTAACAGTTGTAGGAGGTAATCCTTCTAATCACCCTTATTACAATCAAGGTTCAACAAACAAATATGCAATTGGTGGCAGTACAGCTAGTGCGGATGTAGTTCTTACTTTAATAGAGGGTAGGACTTATAGATTTGATCAGTCAGACAGTTCAAATAGTGGTCATCCAATAGCTATTTATGAGGACGCTAATAAATCAACACAATACACAACAGGTGTAACAACAAATGGAACTGCTGGAACTGCTGGAGCTTATACTCAAATAACAGTGCCAATAGGTGCTCCAACCTTATTTTATCAATGCACTAATCACGCTTTGATGGGAGCACAACTGAATACAGACAGTGCTACAGGCACTGTTGTAACTGGATCAGCTCTTACAACAGTAACAGGTTCAGCAGGCACAAGTGCAGTTGGAACGGCAATAGCAGTGATACCTGTTATTGTTTCTGTTACAGGTTCTGGTGCTACAAGTTCATTAGGAACAGCTACAAGTTCTGCCATATCTAATATCGTGATAACTGGAGTTGTAGGCACTGGAACATTAGGAACTTTAAATTTATATGGAATTATTGCCAATGAGGTTTCTGTGAGTTATACTGAGGTAGTTCCGTCACAGAACGCTAATTATGAAGCGGCATAACAAAAGGAAAGTAATATGGCTAGTACATTTGTAAATAATTTAAGACTTGAGGAAATGGCGACTGGTGAACAGTCGGGTAATTGGGGCACAAAAACAAATACCAATTTAGAACTCATAGGTGAAGCATTAGGTTTTGGCACAGAAGGCATAACAACAAATGCAGATACGCACACAACAACAGTAGCAGATGCTAGTTCTGATGCTGGTAGAGCGATGTTTATTAAATATACTGGAACATTAGATTCTGCTTGTACTATTACAATAGCACCTAATACAATGAAAAGAGTTCATATTATTGAAAACGGAACAAGTGGCTCACAAAACATTATTATATCTCAAGGGTCTGGAGCAAATGTAACAATAGCACCTGGCACTGTAAAAGTTGTTTATTTAGATGGTGCAGGCTCTGGTGCAGCAGTTGTAGATGCTTTTGCACATTTAGCTGCCGTAGATTTAACAGTTGATGATGATTTAATCGTAAGTGATGATGTTACATTAAAATCAGATGGAGCAGTTTTAGGTTTTGGTGCTGATACAGATACTACACTCACACACACTGATGGTACTGGACTTACTCTTAATAGTACAAACAAACTCACATTTGGGGATGCTGCAAGTTTTATTCAGCAATCAAGTGATGGCACATTAAGAATAGACGGAGAAGCAATAATTGATTTAAATGCTTCGACAAGAGTAGATGTATCTGGAGACATTAAAGTTGGTGGAGAGGTTCAAACTGCAAGTATTGGCTTTACAGATGGAGACAACGCCATAACTATAGCAGATGGTGGTGGTATAACTGCTGCTGCTGGTATAACTTCAACTGCTGCTGCAAATACTTTAGGAGCGACAAGTTTTAATGATGCAAACATTACTAATGTAGGCAGTATTGCTTTAGACAGTATAGCATCAGATGCTGGAACTGGAACTGCCATTACTTTTGGTGCAGGGAATGTTCCTAATACAGAAACTGATACAAATGTTAGTGGAAACAAAGCTCCAGATTTTTCACAGTATACTAATTTTATTTATACACTTACAGGTAATTTGACATTGACAGATCCTGGTGACGAAGTGGCAGGACAATCAGGTATATTTGTATTCATACAAGATGGTACAGGTAGTAGAACACTATCTCATGCAGCAGACCAATATTTTACTGCAGGTGGAACTGCAATTACACTTAGCACTGCAGCTAACTCAATAGATGTCGTGCCTTACTTTGTACAAGCAGATGGTAAAATACATCTAGGTGCAGCACAATTAGCTTTTGCAGATGCGTAAAGGAATAAGATGACTGGTTCAAATTCATTTTGGTTAGCTAATCCGAGCAGTGGGTTTTATAATGGAGTTGCTACACAATCTGCAAGATTTGATTCAAATCATTACATGACAGAAACGCCATCAAGTGCTGGAAATAGAAAACAATTTACATTTTCTTGGTGGATGAAAAAGCATAATGCTACTGGTTACAGTGTTCTTTATAGCACGGCTGTAAGTGGTTCAAATAGTAATAGTACCTTATTTCATTTGTATGCTGATAATAGCAATGGCAGAATATCAGCAGGAGGTGTAGATTTTGCAGGATATACTTTAGGCTATCAAAGAGACCTTACTAATTGGTATCACTGCGTTGTAGTTGTAGACACTGATCAGTCAAGTAATAATGATAGAGTAAAAATTTATATAAATGGTATTCAAAATAGTGCAATGTCAGGAACTTGTCCTCAATCAAATTTAGCAGTAAATAGCACACAAACATATCATATAGGTAGAAGGCGTATAAACAGTGATAGATACGCCAATCTGTATTTAGCAGATTTTCATTTAGTTGATGGTACAGCTATTAGTGATACATCAAGAACAAATCCAGCAACTGGAGCAACAGAATACGTTATAGACGAATTTGGAGAATTTAATAATGGTGTGTGGATACCAAAAGCATATAGCGGCTCTTATGGAACTAACGGATTTAGGATGGAGTTTAGTGGAACTGGAACTTCAGCAGATTCTAGTGGCATCGGTGCAGATACAAGTGGTAACAATCATCATCATGCAGTGACTAACTTTACTGCAAACGATAGTAATATGCCAGATAGTCCAGAAAATAATTTTTGTACTTTAAACCCATTAAATACAAATGATAATAGAGGACAAGTAACTATTTCACGAGGTAATTTAAGAATGGTTTCTGGTTCATCAGATAGAGGTTTTACGACTGGCACTATGAAACTTACTGGCAAAGTTTATTTTGAAGTGCTATGTAGGGATCACAATAGTGGTTTTGTAGGTATTAACAATATCGATAATACAGTTCATAGTGGTAAAGGACAAAGCCTAGATTTTTATCTTGGAACACCAAGAATAGATAACACAATACTAAGTAATACTGGCACTTTTGATGATGGTGATATCATGGGAGTTGCAGTTGATGTAGATGCAAAAAGTATTCAATTTTTTAATAATAATTCTAGTATTTTGGATACAACTTATAGTACAGATGCAGAATATTTTCCATATTTATATGATTCATCTGGTGGTAGACAAATGGATGCAGTAGCAAACTTTGGTCAAGATAGTTCTTTTACTGGAGAAAAAACAAGTGGCTCAAATAATGCCCAAGATTCTAATGGACAAGGTGATTTTTACTATACTCCACCAAGTGGATTTTTAGCTCTTTGCAATGCGAATATGCCTGACACTGGTTTCAACGCTGATGAAACTAATCAACCTACTGCTTTTCATAATGTAGTTCTTTATACTGGTAATGGCTACCCAACCTCTAATGGTCAAAGTATAACTGGTGTTGGATTTCAACCAGATTGGGTTTGGATAAAAGATAGAGATAATTCAAACATTAATCATAGTATGTACGATTCAACTCGTGGTGTTACAAAGGAATTAAGTCCTAATGCTACAACTCAAGAATTGGCAGAACCAACTTTTTTAACTGCATTTAATTCAGATGGATTTAGTTTGGGAGCAGGTAATGAAGTAAATTATCAAAATGTTAAATTTGTAGCTTGGAACTGGAAAGTAAATGGTGGCACAACAACCACAGATACTACTGGTACTCAAGATAGTATATTACAAACTAATCAAACATTAGGCATGACAATTGGAACGCACGAAGCTACAAGTGGAACTTATACTTTTGCTCATGGTCTTGGTGCAACACCAGAATTTTTTATGTTTAGAAATATTGATGGTGCTGATAACTGGGTATATTGGCATACTGGCATGGCAGCGGCTGGAACAACTTTACAGTATATAAATAGCAGTGTATCTAATTCAAATTCAGGCAGTAATTGGCTTTCTACCTTTAATTCAACCCTGATTGGTATTACTACGGGACAAGTATCAGGTACTTCTGGTACTCATTTGTTTTGGGCATTTAGAAGCATTGAGGGATTTAGTAAATTTGGTAGTTATGAAGGCAATGCTAACGCAGATGGATCTCTAATCTATACAGGTTTTCGTCCCTCTCTTATCTGGATAAAAAATTATGATACTGGAAGCACTGATCATCTTATTTACGATGATGCAAGAGACAAAAGTTCTAATCCAGGAAATCCAAGAGAATATCATTTAATAACTAACAGCACCGATGATACGCAAGATTTATATGATATAGATTTTTTATCTAATGGTTTTAAAATAAGACATGGTGATGTAAATAATATTAATGCAGGAGACACCTACCTCTATTGGGCATGGGCACATAACCCATTTAAATTTAGTAATGCGTTTTAATAGGAGATAAATTATGCCTTGGAAAAAATCAGATGGAACAATAGTCCAAATTGGTAAAAGTTGGGTAGATGATAATAAAATTAGACATCCATCTAACTGGAATATTTGGACAGACGCTTACAAAAAATCTATGGGATTAACATGGGAAGATCCACCATCGATACCAACACCATATGATGATCGCTTTTACCTTGGTAGAGATGACAAAGGTAATCTAAAAGAAAAATCATTAACTGATGTTAATGTAGTAGATATTGATGGCAAAGCACTTATAGATCCTGACACTGGTAAACAAATGGTAGATTTAGGATTAAAATCAGTTTGGATCGCTAAGACAAAAGAAAAAACAAATAATCTTTTAGCAAGAACTGATTGGATGGTTGTAAGAAAGTCAGAAAAAGGGACTGCTATACCAACTGCTACGGCTACATATAGAGATAAAGTCAGAACTGCTTGTGATACGATAGAAACAAAAATTAATAATTGTTCAAACCTTACTGAATTTAAAGCACTTTTCGACAACCCACTTGATAAAGATGGTAAACCAACTTTAGATAACGCACCTATTTTTGATTTTCCAACTGAGGAGTAATCGTGCCAATAACGTCTTTAAAGTTCAGACCAGGAATAAATAAAGAAACAACATCTTACTCAAACAAAGGTGGATGGAACGATTGTGATTTAGTTCGCTTTCGTTTTGGCTATCCAGAAAAATTAGGTGGGTGGGAAAAATATAGTTTATCTACCTTTCTTGGTACATCACGATCTCTTCATGCTTGGGCAAACTTGGAGGGCAACAAATATCTAGGTGTTGGCACTGAGATAAAATTTTATATAGAAGAATCTCAAGGTTACAATGATATTACACCACTTAGAAGAAAAGTTGTTAGTGGTGTAACTGTTTTTGATTTAGGTGGTTTGGTAGTAACTGCTACTCCTTCTGGCAACGCTGGAACAAGTGCAGTCGGTTCAGTTGCAATAAATGCACAAGCAAATGATACTTTTGCTCCAGCTTTCCCAACTGGTGTGGATGCCACTGGACAGGTTGGTACATTAACAATTGCAATAACTGATCCTACCTCTCCATCTACTGGACAGATTGGTGATGTAACAGTACAAACAACAGTTGTGCCAACAAACATAACAGTAACTGATTTTACGGATGAGTCCTAATGGCAATAACATTTACATCTTCTACATCAAGCACCAGTGTAACTGTTAATGACGCATCACATGGAGCTTTAGCTGGAGATTTTGTAACATTTAGTAATGCTAGTACAGGTAACACAAGTCTTAACACACAACTTAACAATGAGTTTAGTATTACATCAATTACAGATGAGAATAGTTATGTGATAACATTAAGTGCAAACGCAGCAGCAACTTTGTCTAGTGCTGGTAGTGCAGATGCAGAATATCAACTTAATGTAGGTATTAATACAGTTGTACCTGGTTCTGGATGGGGTGCAGGAACTTGGGGTGCAGATGGTTGGGGTTCAGCTTCTTCAGATGTTGTGGGTGGTGGATCACTGCGTTTATGGTCACAAGACAATTTTGGCGAGGATTTAATCTTTAATCAAAGAGATGGATTTGTTTTTTACTGGGATAAATCAAATGGTGTAACGACAAGAGCACAAAATTTAATAGAGCTATCTGACGCTGCACCGACAATATCAAGAAAAGTTATTGTGTCAGAAAGAGATCGTCATGTTATTTGCTTTGGTGCAAATCCTATAGGACAAAGTTCACAGGATAGATTGTTAATTAGGTTTAGTTCACAAGAAAATCCATTTCTCTGGACACCAACTGCAACAAATACGGCAGGCGATTTAAGAGTAGGCTCTGGTTCTGAAATTATTACAGCAGTTAAAACGAGACGAGAGATGATTGTATTGACTGATACTTCTGTGTTTTCAATGCAATTTATCGGTCCACCATTTACATTTGGTATCAATCAGCTTGCTAGTAGTATTACAGTTCGAGGGTTTAATACAGCAGTGGCAGTAGGTGATGCAGTATTTTGGATGGGATATGATCGTTTCTATATTTACGATGGTCGTGTTCAAGTTATACCTTGTTCTGTAAGAGATCATGTATTTCAAGATTTTAATGAAACACAGTCTGATAAGGTGTATGCAGGTGTTAATTCAGCTTTTGGTGAAGTATTTTGGTTTTATCCATCACAAACAAATGCAGTGGCTAATGGTGGCAGTGGTGAGAATGATAAATACGTTGTATACAACTATGATCAAAAAATATGGTATGTTGGAAGTCTTGCACGAAGTTCTTGGATAGACAGAGGCGTGTATCAATATCCAATGGCGACAGACTCTAACCTTGTATACAATCACGAAAAAGGTAATGACAATGACGGAACTGCATTCACATCATTTATTGAATCAAGTCCGATAGATGTACAAGATGGGGATCAGTTTATATTTTTAAGACGGATGATACCTGACATAAGCTTTGAAAATAGTGATTCGAATATTAGTAATGATAACAAACAAGCAGTTTTATCTTTAAAAGCACAACGTAGTCCAAATGGTGGTTTTGTTAAAACGTCAACTAATACAGTAACATCGACAACTGAATTAAACCATTTAAGGTTGCGAGGTCGATCATTTGGTCTTAGAGTGGAAAGCACAACTCAAGGTGTTAACTGGAGATTAGGGACACAAAGAGTAGATTTGAGAGCGGATGGAGATAGATGAGCAGACAATTAGTACCACCAAATTTTTCGCTACCACCAGAAGAATATGACGTACAATATTTTAGCGAAATGGTTAGAAGTTTAAGTCAATTAGTAAACCAATTACAAAATCCTGGTGAACTTCGAGGCACTAAGATTACTTTGACGGACTTGCCAACAAGTGATACAGGTTTAGAAGTAGGTGCTTTGTTTAACGATAATGGCACAATTAAGGTAAAGACATAGACGTATTATGAAAAGTAAGGTAATATAAAGCCATGAGCCTAGGTAAATTATTAAAAGACATAGCACCTGTGCTAGTTGGTAGCTTTTTAGGACCTGCCGTGGCTGGTACAGCAGTAAATCCATTTATCAGTAGAGCCATTACAGGTGGTTTAACTTCCAAATTACTAGGTGGCAAAACCAAAGATGCACTGAGAAACGCTTTGATTGCAGGAGTTGGTGGTGCTGCATTTGATCGTTTTGGTGGAGGAGAGCAAGTTGTGCAGACTGATGGAGGTCAAACAATTGTTCGTGGAGCTGGAGGTGGAGGACGAGGAAGTGGTGAATTTTTAAGAACTGGTGCCAAAACATCTGGTTCAGCAACTATTCCGACAGAAGCTGCGACCAAAGGTGTTGCAGAAGCCTTCAAACCTAAAACATTTAGTGCAGAGCTACTGAAATCCGCTGGAGTCGGTGGAGATAATTTATTAGCAAGATTACTTAATACACCTTTGGGAGAGGGTTTGACTGCTGGATTGATAGCACAATTGGTTGCTGGAGATGATGATGAAGAGCAAAAAAGAGAATTTGAACAAAGACCTTTTGGTGCTGGAGGACCTGGTGGCAAGCTTGGTGGAATAACTTTTGCCAAAGAGGGTGGAGAAATGGGATTTCCAAGACGCACAGGTGGCATAGATCCATCTGAAGGTTCTGGTACGAAAGATGATGTTCCAGCTATGCTTATGGCTGGTGAGTTTGTATTAACAAAAGATGCTGTAA